CTGATTTGCGGAGACAAGATACAAAAAATAGACAAAATAGTACAGATGATCTTGGAAGTGATCTAAAAGAAACTATGAGTTTGATGATCAAAAAGCATTTTGAAGAAAGTTTGAATATTTACAATCTTCTTCTTGCTCAGGGTGTTGCCAAGGAGTGTGCTCGCTTCGTGCTTCCACAGGCAACACAAACACGTCTTTATATGTCTGGGAGTATTAGATCCTGGATACATTATATTGACCTTCGTAGTGCTCACGGGACGCAGAAAGAGCATATGGAGATTGCTGAAAATTGTAAGTGTATTTTTGTAAATCAATTTCCTATGATTGCTTCGGCACTTGATTGGGTATGTAATGACCCACCTTCACTTCTATTCTAAATATTTCTGTATATTATTCTAACAAATGCCGACATATCCATTAATTCATAAAGAAACTGGTGAAAAGAAAGAACTCTCCATGACGATGCTAGAATATATGAAGTGGAAGGAACAAAATCCCGAATGGGATAAGGACTGGTCTGCTGGTGTTGCTGGTGTAGGAGAAGTTGGAGAATGGAAAGATAAACTTATTCGTAGAAATCCCTCATGGAACACAGTTTTGGAACGTGCGGGAAAAATGCCTGGATCAAACGTAAAACCTATCTCATAAATGGCTAGAAAAAGAAGAAGCAACGATAATCAATCCATCGGGATTGATAATGCAATGAAGCAAGTTAAGAGAAGAAAACCAATTGGTTCTGATCTTCTTTTGAGTATTGAACCACTCACAGAAAATCAAAAACGATTATTTACTTCTTATGCAGAGGGTAAGCATTTAGTTGCTTATGGTACTGCTGGAACAGGAAAAACATTTTGTGTTTTATATAATGCTCTGAAAGATGTTCTTTCTGAAGTTACACCTTACGAAAAAATCTATCTAGTAAGGTCTCTTGTGCCTACCAGAGAGATTGGATTTCTTCCAGGTAGTCACGACGATAAGGCATCACTTTATCAAATTCCTTATAAGAATATGGTAAAGTATATGTTTCAGATGCCATCTGATACTGATTTTGAAATGCTTTATGGTAATTTGAAGTCACAGGAAACTATTAGTTTTTGGAGTACTTCTTTCATTCGTGGTACAACTTTAGATAACTGTATTATTATAGTTGATGAGTTTTCCAATCTTTCGTTTCACGAAATGGACTCCATCATTACAAGAGTTGGAGAAAATACAAAGATTATGTTCTGTGGTGATGCAACTCAAAGTGATTTGTTAAAAGCAAATGAACGAAATGGTATTGTTGATTTTATGAATATATTGAAAAAAATGCCGTCCTTTGATATTGTTGAGTTTGGTGTGAATGATATTGTTCGTTCAGGAATGGTAAAGGAATATATTCTTGCAAAAATGGAAGCTGGAATGTGAACTTCACTCATGTTGATATAAATCTTCCTGAACTTGAAAGGGAGACAATTGATGGTGTAAGATATTATAAAGTACCAGAGGGAGATGAGTTATTACGACTTGTCTCCATTACTTCTGTAACCAGTCATAAAAATCGGCAGTTCTTTGCTGATTGGAGAAAGAAAGTAGGAGAAGAAAAAGCAAATAAAATCACAAAGCAAGCAACCAGTCGTGGAACTGATATGCATACTTTGAGTGAAAATTATTTGAAGAATGAGGAATTTACTTCTGAAGTTCTTCCAATTTCGCAGATGTTATTTGGAATTGCAAAACCATATTTAAATAAGATAAATAATATTCACGCACTTGAACGATCTTTATATAGTAAAGTGCTCGGAATTGCTGGAACTGTTGATTGTATTGCTGAATACAATGAAGAATTAGCAATTATTGATTTCAAAACTTCGAAGAAACCTAAACCAAGAGAGTGGATCGAACATTATTTCGTACAATGCGCTGCTTATGCTTGCATGTTATATGAAATTACTGGTATAATGGTAAAGAAATTTGTAATCATAATGGCCTGTGAAAACGGAGAATGTGAAATTTATGAAGAATACGACAAAGGAAAGTACATTAAGTTACTCACCGAATATATTAGAGAATTTGTTAGAGATAAACTTCAATCCTATGAATGAAGAAATTAAAGAAGAGTTAAGTAATAAATTTCTGTGCCCACAAAAGTTCGCACAAGAAATTGAAGGTATTGTAAAAAATTCAAGTGTTAATTATATTGACGCAATTGTATTATATTGTGAAAATAATAGCATTGAGATTGATACAATATCCAAATTAGTTTCAAAACCACTAAAAGAAAAGTTGAAGAATGATGCAACTCAACTTAATTTCTTAAAGAAAACCACAAAAGCAAAATTGCCTCTGTGACTGATTTTGAAACATATAAAACTTACTTAGCATTCAAAAATCATTTTACAAAAGAAACTTATGACTACCACAAGTATTGTGGAAGAAGTCGTGCGTCTAAAGATAGTTTTTATAAAAGGACTGATAGGTACTTTTTTGAAAGATTATCGAGACAAAAAAATGACGAAGAAATCAAAGCATATTTTGTTGCAAATTTTGTAGAATGTAGCGATCCAGAACGATTATGGATTGGTGATATTATTCGTGAAGGTGAAGATGTGTATAAGGAATGGTTAAAGAAGACCCAAAGCCTATCATATTTGTTCAAAACAGAAGCAGAAGTTTTTATTCATAAAAAAAACTTTGAAGAATTATTTGATTGCAAAACAGGTAATCATCCAGAAATATTGAAAAAGTATTTACAAAAGGGTATTACGTTGGAAACAATTACCATTCTTGATATGATATTGGAATATGTAAAGAATTTTGATAAAAAACTTACGGATCCGATTTGGAATTTTGTAAGTTTAAGAATTCGAAAATATAGACCATTCCTAAATATTGATGTAGAAAAGTATAAAAATGTACTTAAGGAGATTGTATTATGAGCAAGTTTTTTCAATCAGAAGTAGTTAGAGCAAATTTGGAAGAACTTGAAGAAATGCAGAAAAGACTTTTTAAAGAAATGATGTATGTCCCTTTTTATGATAAAGAACAAAGAAAGGGACATTTGAATTTAATGAAAGAATTTCTAGAAAAACAAAAAGTTTTTATTTTTAGGCTTTCACTTTCTGATGACCCAGAAGCAGTAGATATGAAAGAGCGTATGCTTGATTCTGCTGAACTTCTTGGATTTGATAAAAGTCAAGGTTTTGATGCTTTTTTCAAAATGCTCGAAGGAACTATTAAAGGACTTGAAAATACCCTTGACGACTAACCTTATACGTGTTATGCTTGATACGTCCCACACATTCCAATACAATTAATACGGAGAATACAAATGTCATTTGCTGATTTAAAGAAGCAATCAAAGATGGGTTCTTTGACCGAGAAACTCATCAAACAAGTTGAGAAACTCAACGAATCTGGTTCCAAGGATGATGATCGTTTTTGGAAACCTGCTATGGATAAAGGTGGAACTGGTTCTGCTGTAATCCGTTTTCTTCCTGCTGCTGCTGGTTGTGATCTACCTTGGGCACAGGTCTGGTCTCACGCCTTCCAAGGACCTGGTGGTTGGTTGATTGATAACTGCCTAACTACTAATAAGGGTCAATGTCCGATTTGTGAAGCAAATCGTGAACTTTGGAATACTGGAAGTAAAGATAATCAGAATATTGTTCGTGATCGTAAGCGTAAACTTTCTTATTACGCAAACATTTATGTAGTGAAAGATCCTGCTGCTCCTGAAAATGAAGGTAAGGTATTTCTTTATAAGTTTGGTAAGAAAGTATTTGATAAGATTATGGCTGCGATGCAACCAGAGTTTGATGATGAAAAACCCATTAATGCTTTTGATTTCTGGGAAGGTGCAAACTTTAAGTTGAAGCTTCGTAAGGTAGAAGGATATTGGAACTATGATAAGTCAGAGTTTTCTGAACCTGGTCCTCTCTTGAATGATGATGATGCTCTTGAGGAAATCTATAAGTCCATTCACGATTTGAATGAATTTACAGATGAAAAGAACTTCAAATCTTATGAAGATTTGAAGAAGCGTTTGGGATATGTTCTTGGAAATAAGAGTGCGTCTAAGCGTCAAGATCCAGAAACACTTGATGAGGAAGAAGAAATAGAGACATTAACAAAGAGTGAATCTACATTCACTTCGTCCTCAAAGTCTAGTTCTTCTGTTGATGAAGATGAAGACGATGATGCTCTTTCTTATTTTCAAAAGTTAGCTGAAAGTTGATTTTCAAAATCGACTTTTAATTACCTTTCCCCCCGAACTCCGGAGATAAAGATAATCTTAAACAAAAAACCGGAACACTTGTTCCGGTTTTTTCTTATAAATAGTTATGTATTGTATTGTTTATATGGATTATTTTAGTTGGTTCGTTGGTATTGTTGAAGGTGAAGGGTGTTTTAGTTATAATTATAGCAAAAATACGCCAGAATTTGTGATTAGTATGTGTGATGAAGATATTATTAAAGGAATCGCAGAATATTTAAATGTTTCATATCGCACATTTGTTCCGTCTGGAAAGAATGTTAAAGGTGGTACTTACAAAACACAACATAGAATCCACATTTGTGGAAGAAAGGCATTTGCTATTGCTGAATATTTAGAACCTTATTTTTATGGTAGAAGAAAGAAGCAAATTCAGCATATAAGAGAAAATTATACATACAAGACGATTCATAAAGAAGGATATACTCCAAAACCAAAAAAAGATTTAAACTTGCCATTTTGATCGGAGATTTTTTTGTCTGTAGAGTTTTTATACCCCAGTAATTCTTGGGTTATATGTTGATTTATTTGTTTGACTAATATAATCAGATGAATATCCATATTTCATTATATTTCTTAAATCTGTAACAACTACTGATAGATATTGTGGTTTTAGTATTCTAATTTTTCTCTTATTTTCATTAATATCAATTTCATATTCGTAATTTGTAACTTGCTTTACTGGTGAAACTGTAACAAATACATTGATAAGTTTTGAATATGAAATAGTAAAATCTTCATCTACTTTAAGTCCAGAAGGCATTACAAGTCGATTGTATTCATCTTTAACTTCTGTGGTTTCGTAGTGATGAACTGATGATAATGCTTCTTCGGATCCATATTTATCAAGCATATAACTATGTAAGTCAGTATTACTTAATGGCCACTGTTCTCTTATGTTTGTAATATTGTTTGTGGTTAGAACTACCCAATCAAGTTCTGGATCACCATAAAGTTTTGAAGCAACTATTTCTGGTCTTTGGTTATCTTGAATTTGATAATAATCAAAAGCAGTAATGATATTGATTATGTCAGTTCTTATTTTTGCTCTTCTGAATAGATTTTTTACTGTAATATATTGTTCGTTTGAACTTGCATCGGGCAGTTGTGATAAGTATTGAAGATTTGGAAATTCTTTAAAATATGCCATTTTAGTATCCTACCTCGTCTGGTGTGATTGGGTAAAGATCACCAGAACCATCTTTTCCTGTAAATGTTCTTCCGTTAAAAATATCCTCTTGGTAATCAGTATCATAAATTGGTTCAAGTTCTTTGAATGACATATTCATAATCACAGATACTGGTTGTCCATCATCATATGCCGCCCAGTTTCCATCCGCAGCATAATTCATAGCAAAACCAGTTAGGGCGCAAGTTTTGATACGATTTACGCCTTTGATTGTATTTCCTCCAGTAGTTTTATATTGTAGTTGAAATACATTTGGTGTTCCCAAGAAATATGATGCTGCTCCTGCAGATCCGTATTCTGGGTTTCCTGATCTTGCATCTTGTTTTTTTGCTGCCATTCCTTGTTTAAAAAATCTTATAATTTTATTAATCTCTGTTGCTTCTTGTTTGCTTCTTGGGCTCATTCTATATTGAAATGTAAATTCTCTTAATGTTGGTGAATTAAAGAGAAGTTCAAGATTGCTATTTGGAACAACTCCAAATCCTCTTGCTAAAATACTTTCTGGGGATACTGAAAATCCAGCCATAGAAAGGATTTGTGATCCAAATCCAGTATTAATTAATGCTTGTGCTGATTTTGAATCTAATATAGCATCTTTTAATTTCGATAATAATGCACCTTTTAATACCAATCCTCCAACCCCAGAAACTCCTGCCACTCCTCCAGCTGCAGCACCTAAACCAGCTTTTATTGCGTAATCCTTGAGATTTCCGAGTATTTCTGCAGTAGCAGCAGCAGAAAGATTATTCATATTATCATCACCCCAAGAAACATTATTAGAATCTGAAATATTATTCGGCATAGGAAGTCTCACAATTCCTAAAAACTTGTTTAGTGCAGAAGTTTTTTGTAATCCGTTTTTTAATATTTCTCCTGCTCCTGCTGTTGAATTAAATAATTGTTCTGATTTTGGTGGTCTATAACTATATTGTCCTATTTGTAAGTGGTCTTGGGTTTTGTCATAGAGGGCATCTTTTGGGTATTGTAGATTTGTTTTTTCTAAATTCTTATCTACAAAACCAAATTTAAAAATCTTGCCTAAATTCTTTTGATTTATGGGATTTAAAAAATCTAAAATATCTGTCCCTGTTGTTGGTGGTGCAGGAGGGTCTCCTGTAGGTCCTTGTGCGCTTATTGCAGATGCAAGGTTTTTTTGCATTGCATATTGAATATTTTTTGTAGTAGAACTATTCCACCCAGACAAAAATACTTCGGCAGGACTTTTTGCAAGATCATTTAAACTATTAGCTGATACGCCTTTTTCAGTATCAGTATACTTTACTTGTCCAGTATCAATATTAATTGTATAAGTTAATCTTTTTATGATGGGATCTTTGCTATTTGGATCTACCGGCTGTCCAGCACTATATTTTAAAGGATCACCAACAAGCTTACTGGCATTTACAATAGTTCCATTAACATTAACTATATCATTTCCTGATTTGAAATTTATGTTAGGATTTTGAGCCATTTATGGTGCCGATTGGTTATCTGGATAATCCCAAACTCTGGATTTGAATACTGGTTGTCCTCGTTTATCAACAAATCTTTCGGTTGGAAGTAAAGATACTTCTCTCCATTCACTTTCTGGGACCTTGAAAAAATGACTACCTACACCAGAAAAAAGATAACTATGTAAAGTTTTTCTTGGTGCATTCACATTTCCTGATTTATTTATGTACGAAGAAGCAACTCCTCCACGATATTGTGGATTTAGATAATGAAGATTAGAACCAAAGAATAATCCTTTTCTTGGATTGACTTCAATAATATATGTTAGTGGTTGTCTGTCCCAAAATTGATACTTTTGTGGATATTTTGCGGAGTACATAAAAAATACTAAATCACCAGGAGTAATAAAGTGTGTATCAATTTCACTTATATCTTCATCTTGATAGTTTGATAACTCATTCATCAATCGATTTGTGTACCAATCAGTAGAACGATATTTTTTTCCTGCTTCTTTAAGTATTTTATCGGCAATCATATTTGAATTCCTAAATCTTTTTCTGTAAATATACGAAACTCCCAATTTCTATCTGAACAATATTCACGACATGCCTTCCATTTTGCTTGATTGACTGCCCAAGTTTTAACTGAATATGCCCAAGATTTTGTTCGTTTTGGTGGATTTGTGGGTGGTTCTTTTAGATCTTTTGCTGGTTTGATTTCTACAACTACTATTCTTATATTTGCATCTTTATCTTTATATTTTACAAAAAAATCAGGAAAGTATCTGTGAAATTTATTGTCAATTGGTGAACAATAAGGTATCCAAAATTCTTCTGATTTCCAGTTATTTACATTTTCGGTTAAATCGCAATATTGCATAAACTTCAATTCATAAGAAGATCTATAAATGATATTTGTTGGATCTCCGTTATATTTCTGTGGATTTTTTGGTTTGAACTTTCCTTGTTTGTAGTTGTTATTTGCAGACATACATAGTATAGAAATCCTATAATCGTATTTAGATGGCTAGTAATGCTATTGGGCAACTTTATATTAATATGCCCGATGTACAAAAACGTATTTTTGATACTCTTTCATTAACTAGTCAATTTAAAGTATCTTTACTTTTGGGTGATCCAGCTGAATTATCTAACTATTTAAATAAATGTGGTTTATTGGGAAGTAAAAATACAGAAAAATATGATTTTCTTTGTGTAGAAGCAACACTTCCTGGTTCGACCTTTGATATGGGAGAAGAATATGGAAGTCGTCAAGGTATTATAGAAAGATTTCCAACTCGTAGAATTTATAGTGATTTTAACTTAACTTTTTATGTAGATGCAGAATATAATGTAATTCGTCTTTTTGAAGAATGGATGAATTATATTGATCCATTATATTCTGATAAGGGACAATATACTGGATCACCTAATGGACAAGGACAAAAAGAATTTAAACAAAGAGAAAATTATTTTAGATTTAAATATCCAGACACCTATAAAAAGAATATTGCGATTACAAAATTTGAAAGAGATTTCATCGCAAATCCAAATCAAGGAGCAAGAACAAAAGACCAATCAACAATGACTTATTATTTTATAGATGCATTTCCTACAAATCTTACAGCACTTCCATTATCTTATGAAGGAAGTACAATCACCAAAACTACTATAAATTTTAGTTATACAAGATATACCGTAGATAAACATAACGGCACAAAAATACTCAGAACTAAAACTCCTACTACCAATAATGTTCCTGGTAATAATTTTGGAGTTGATTTTAGCATACCAACACCAACTCAATTTGTTAGTCCTAATCTCACTCGCAGTGCTCGCGGAGGAGAAGTCGTTGATATGTGATAAATAATCATATCTGAATTTTATAGAAGATTATGCCTTTACCAAAAATTGCTACACCCCAATATGAATTGATTTTGCCATCTACGGGAAAAGCAATTAAATATCGTCCATTTTTAGTTAAAGAAGAAAAAATACTTATTCTTGCTCTTGAAAGTCAAGATGTAAAACAAATTACATCAGCAATCAAACAAGTTTTAAAAGATTGTATTATAACAAAGGGTATTAAAGTAGAAGAACTTCCTACTTTTGATATTGAATATATTTTCTTAAATGTTCGTGGAAAATCAGTTGGAGAAGCAATTGAAATAATTGTGACTTGTAGTGATGACGGAATTACCGAAGTTCCGGTTAAAATTTATATTGACGAAATACAAGTACAAAAGGATCCAGAACATTCTCAAGAAATTAAATTAGATGAAAGTTTAATATTAAAAATGAAGTACCCATCTTTGAATGAATTTATTAAAAATAACTTTGATTTTAGTTCAAATGATATGTCATCAATTGAAAAATCATTTGATATTGTTTCTTCTTGTATTGATATGGTTTTTAATGCCGATGAATGTTGGGCAGCAGCAGACTGCACTAAAAAGGAACTGAATGATTGGATTGAAACTTTAACATCACAACAGTTCCAAGAGATTGAAAAGTTCTTTAATACGATGCCCAAACTTTCTCATACTTTTAAAGTAACCAATCCAAATACAAAAGCAGAAAGCGAAGTTACATTAGAGGGGCTAACAAGTTTTTTCGGCTAATTATGGCTCATATGGATCTTGAGTCATATTTTAATCTTAATTTTTCTTTGATGCAGCATCATAAATATTCTTTGACAGAGATTGAAAATCTAATTCCTTGGGAAAGAGATATTTACTTGGTATTATTAAACCAATTTATCGAAGAAGAAAACTTAAAGGCAAAACAAAATAATGCTTAAGAATTCGCCGGGATTGTCATCATATAGAGGATTTGGAGTTCCTTCTTCTGGGACAATTTCTAGAGGAACTTTTTATCGTGGTGAGAATCCTACTGATTATTCTAAAAGAATGCTAAAGGAAAGAGGAGATCCTTTAGCAGAATTTAGTGGAATACACCCAGAAAAAATTATAGGAAAACAAAAACCAACAAAGGAACAAGCACTTCGTTTTGTTTCTGGTGGTTCTCCTATAGGAGACTCTATTGTTTCTGGTGCGAAAAATAAAATTGTTGGATTTGACCGAAATATAAAACCAAAACCAAATAACTTAAAATCATTAATTGGTAATTTATCATCAAATATTTTTAGTACTAGTTCAGTAAGTAATATCTTTAATACTACTGAGAAAGAAAAAACACCCGAGAAAAAAGAAAAAGGATTTAAACCATTTGGTGGATTTTTTGATAGAATTAAAGAAGCACTTGCTTTTATTACTTTCTTTGGATCAAAGAAAAATTTAGATAGAATTAGAGAAAATATAGATAATTTAAAAACTACTTTTTCTGAAACTTTTGAGGTAGCAAAAGCATTAAGAAAAGTAATACTAAAAATTATAGAACAAATATCTGGACTTTCTGGTGGTGGAGGTGGCGGAGCATTAATTGGTGCTATAATGTCAGCACTTGGTGGATTGGTTGGTGGATTGGTTCCTGGATTAGGAGGAAAACGACCACCAAATATTGCTGGTCCTGCGATGAAGCAGGAAGGAAATTTAATATCAAAAATTCCAAAAATATTAACAAGTGGTGGTGGAGGAATTAGTAAATTACTTTTAGGTGGTGCTGCTGCTCTTGGAACTGGTGCTGCTATAAGTGGTCTCTCTCAACCTGATAATAGTGAAAATATTCAACCTGGATATACTACACCAGAAGTTCCGGGAAATGTTTTAGATAAATTCAATTCTATTTTAGATAGATTTGATAAAGTAATTGAAAGTTTATTGAAAGGAAAAGGTTCGGGAAGTCAAAAACCTTCTGGTTCTTCTGGTGGTTCAAAATCTTCTGGTGGTGCTCCTCCTGGTGGTGCTCCTCCTGGTGGTGCTCCTCCTGGTGATACTCCTCCTGGTGGTTCTGCACAAACGCAACAGATACTTAAAAATGATCCCGAATTCACAACTTCAATAAATGAACTTGCTAAGGCAAAAGGATATGATGCAAGCGACCTTTTAGCAATGATAGGTAGTGAAACTGGAGGAACATTTGACCCAAAAATAAAAAACCCAGATAGCGAAGCTACAGGACTTTTTCAAATAACAAGAGAATCTGGTGTTGCAGAAAGATTAGGATATAAAAGTTTTGATGAATTTAGTAAATCTGCACAGAAAATGACCCGTGCTGAACAAGTAAGAAAAATAGGGACAGAATATTTTAAAAATGCTCCAAATAATTTAAAAGGAGGGCAGCTTTACGCACAATTATTTTTACCAGGAAGATTTAATCCAAAAAGTGGAGATAATCAAGTATTAACTAGAAGTGGTGAAGATTATTATAAAGGCAATAAAGGTTTAGATGTTAATAAAGATGGAAAAATAACAGTATCTGATTTGAATGTACAAATTGGAAATATAAAAAAACAATATGGAATTAACCCAGGGCAACCATCAACAGCACAAGCACCAGGCCAAGTACCAACACCAAATCAAACACCAGCACCAAATCAAGCACCTCAAACACCAGCACCAAAACCAGCACCAGGACAAGCACCAACAACAAAACCAACACCAAATCAAGCACCTCAAACACCAGCACCAAAACCAGCACCAGGACAAGCACCACAAACACCAGCACCAAAACCAGCACCAGGTCAACAATCAATACAAGTTATTCCATTAGGACAACAACAATCACAAGTTCAACCAGCACCATCTGGAGGTGGAGGAAAAATATCTACACCACCTTCTCCAAAACAAAATGGACCAACTGCTCCATTTTTACCTTCATCAAATCCAAATAACTTTTTAACATTATATTCAAGAATGGTTTATAATATTGTAGACGGATAATGGAAACTAAACTTTTTTCTCCACTATTAACTGCTGCAAATAATATTGTAAAAACTAAACGTCCTTTATCTAAAAGAGCAAAGGACTATGATGCTTTTGTAAATTGGTTAGGTGTAAGTAATAAAGATATTAAAAAAATAAAGTTACCCAAGATAAAAAAAGTAGAAAATCTTGAGTTTTCTGTTGGATCTGCTCTTGGTGGAGGGGGCGGCGGAGGTGGAATATTTGAATCACTTCTTGCTGCACTTGGAATTAGAAAAGGAGCAAAATTTTTAAAAGGTAAATTTGGACTCCCTAAAGGAAAGTTCAAAGGAAGTTATGAAGATATTATCAAAAATCTTACCAAAAAAGGCAATCTAACAAAAGGTGAAAAGTTTGCTTTAAGAGATTATAAACGACTTGTTGGTAAGGGTGGAACGAGTAATAATTCTGCTGCTTATAGAGCATTACTCAGAAATTCAGATATGAATGAGTATGAATATCTTACAGGGCACGGAAAGGGAGTAAAAGGTGGTGGATTTTCATCAGAAACCGCAGCACAATATAGACAAGCAGGAAGAAGTGGAGGTGGTGGATTTAAAGGAGCACCAAAAGGAAGAATTGGAAAAATTGGTGGAATATTAAATGTTGGATTTACTGCTCTTGATTATGTGGGAAGAAAAAGTGAGGGGCAATCAAATCTTCAAGCAGGAGTTGGTGCTGCTGCTGGACTTGCCGGAGGAATAGCAGGATTTGAAGCAGGAGCAGCACTTGGAGCTACAATTGGAAGTATAATACCTGGAGCAGGAACTCTTGCTGGTGGATTGATTGGAGGTTTGATTGGTGGTGGTCTTGCACTTACTGGTGGTTATTTTGGGGGGAAATACGGTGGAGAACTTGCGGATAAATTGACTGGTGCTGATAAAATAGACGAAAGATTAAAAGCACAAGAAACAAAACAACGAGAAGCAGCATCTGCAAGTAATGTTACATTTGAAAGTATTACTGATAAATTTGATAAAGTTGTAAGTAAGTTTGAGAAATTAAAGTTTGGAGTATCTGGAGTTCAAAATAAAAATGGTTCCAATGCAGAAATAGAAGATTCTGATTCTATAGAACCCACAAAACCAATTGATACTGGAAATAGTCCAGAATCAACTGGATTGCAACTTGAAGATGCCGAAGCGTCTGGAGGAGAAGTTCCTGGAACACCGGATTCTGGTTTTAGAACGTCACGTCGTCCAAAACATAATGGCAATGATTATTTTAAAAATGTAGGAACACCAATTAGTTTAATTCAAGAAGGAACAGTGACGGTTGCAGATATGAATTATAATCCTGGTGGGTGGGGAGCTTTAGTTGAAGTCAGACACAAAGATGGTTCTTTAAGTAGATATGCACACTTAAGTAAAATTTCTGTTTCTGCAGGATCTAAAATTTCTCCAGGACAAGTTATTGGATATACTGGTGGAGCAGCAGGTGCTTATGGTGCTGGAAATTCTGAAGGACCACATTTGCATTTTGAATATCTTCCTTCTGGTTCTGGTCAGGTTGATCCAACACAAGCAGCTAAAAAGATTTTTAGATTTGGTGGTAATGTAAAAGTAAAACCAAAGGCAGGAGTTTCTGGGATAGAATCAAATGTTTTTAATTTGGAAATACATGCTACTGCAGCAAATGAAAAGCAAAGATCTGGATTGATGCCAAGTTATCTGGATCCTTCATCTAAAGTATCTAAAGATTTTATATCTAATTTTGGACAATATTCAAGAAGTTGGAGAGTTGACCCTAAAACAGGAAAAGGATTGGGTATGTTAGAAAGAGGTGGAAATATTCTAGAAACTGCTATGGAAGAGGGTGTAGATAAAAATGCGAAAAAGATATTTGATGTTATAAAAAATAATCCTAAGACACATTTTAATACTTATGCGGGACATAATGATGTAACAAAGGGAGAACTTGGTGCTCCTGGTGAAAGAAACTATAATAGATTGGTGGCAGAAAAATTAGAACAGATGACAAAAGATGCAAAATTGAAAAATTTTACTTATCATAGATCTATAATTGCCAATAATGACAATGACCCAAATGCAAATTGGAATAGAGTTGCTGCTTCAAGAAAGAGTGGGTTAGCACAATCAGTACCAGCAGCAGTTGTTGCTACACCAACTCAACCAGTACCAGCAGCAGTTGTTGCTGCACCATTACAAAAACAAACACCAGGAACTGTAGTATTAATGGGAAATATGCAACCACAAGTTGCAGCACGACCTTCTATTGTTCCAGTTCCTATTCCAATGGGTGGTGGTCAAAGTAGTGGTGGCGAAGTTGTTGTTGTATCTCCAAGTGAAGGTGATATATTAAATAGTTTATGGAAGAATATGCTTCTCACTAATCTCTCTTCATCATAATGGCAATCGCAGTACAAGGTTTAAGATACCAATCAGTCACCATTCAATCATTGGATGGTAGAAATAAAAAAGATTTAACAAATTCAATCACATCAATAGATTATTATGAAGATATTTTGTCTCCTTGTATAACAATGACGATGGATGTGATTAACTCATATTCTATCTTTAATTTACTTCCAATTCGTGGTGGCGAAAAAGTTTCGATGGAGATTGAAACTGCTTCTGGTACATTTTTATTAGATGGTGAAAATGCAATGTATGTGTATAAGGTAAGTAATCTTGATGCACAAAATACAAATGAATCATTTACTTTGCATCTTGTTTCGAGAGAAGGTTTGACCAATGAAACTGTAAGGTGTGAAACAGTTTATAGAGGAAATTTAAAAACTACTGTAACTAAAATTCTTAAAGATGTATTAAAGACAAATAAATTCAAATCTGAAAATATAGAACAAACATCAAATTCTTATTCTTTTGTTGGAAATAATAAGAAACCATTTCATATTTTGCAGTGGTTAGGACCAAAGGCAGTTTCTGCAATTTCTGGAGGTGCTACAGGAACTTCTGGTGGTGATCAAAGTGGAATAGCAAAAGGAACTGCTGGATTTTTCTTTTATGAAAATAGAGATGGATTTAATTTTAGAAGTATTGATAGTTTAGTGTCAAATACAAGAATAGAAGAATCAAGCGCAAATAAGAAAAAAGTTTATAATTATAGTTATGAACAATTTGTAATTCAACATAATGATTTAAATAATAACTTTAAAATTATTAATTACAACTATGAAAAAAATATTGATTTAATGAAATCATTGAGAGTTGGTATGTATGCAAATAAAACTTATTTTTATGATCTTTATAGTAATTCATTGGATTTATATAAGTATACATTAAAAGATCAAATTAAAAATAAACTTGGTGCTGCTGAAAGTATTGCAGTATCTGAAGAATTTGGAGATAGTGTTTCTCGTATTATGGTAAAAGTTGCAGATCGTGGTGCATTAAAACCTGATGGTTCTATTGGTGATAAATTAATAAGTGGTGCTGATATGTCTATGTCTTATTCAAGATATAATCTGTTGTTTAGTCAAGCACTAAATATGAATGTGCCTTTGAATATTAATTTAAAATGTGGCGATATAATTTATGCACAGTTTCCAAAAATGGAACCTTCAAATAATGGAGAAGTAGATCCAGAACAAAGTGGATTTTACTTAATTAAAGAATTGAGACATCATTTTGATCCTACTAATAAAATGCTTACATCTATTAGATTAATACGTGATAGTTACGGACTATATGGACCTAAAAATCTTTAAAAATGGAATTAAAAGAACTTATTGATAAAATTTGCGAAGAAGTGCATTATTCGCAAAATGAACAAAGAAAAAGATATCTCGAAAGTTATCTTCAGGAACTTTTATCTTATCAAAAAAATAATCCAAATGCAGATAAAGTTCCAACTTCGTTGCAATTATATTGCAACGACCACCCAGAAGCATTAGAGTGTAGATTATACGATGATTGAAGAGAGTTTATTAAAATCGAATTATATCGGAAAAGATGGTTTTACTTGGTGGATTGGTCAAGTAGCACATAAATCTGTTTGGGAAGATAAATCGGAAATTTCTATTCCTGGCAATTGGGGAGCAAGATGCAAGGTAAGAATTATTGGTTATCATTCTTTTGATGGCAATATTCTACCTGATAATGATTTGCCTTGGGCACAGATAATGCTTGATCCTTCTTTTGGTAGTGCTCAAGGTGGTATTGGGGGAACATTGCATCTAAGAGGTGGTGAAACTTGTTTTGGATTTTTCTTAGACGGAGATGATGGACAACAACCAGTAATTGTTGGATTACTTTATCGTAGTGATGGCGTTAAAAATTTACAAACAGAAGAAATAGTACAAAAGGAAAAAAGTTCTAAATTTAAACCATTTACCGGACATCCTGGAAATCTAATTAAACCATCACAAAAAGATAGTAGAGCATCAAAATCTTTTACAGAAGCAGAGACATCACCATTATCACAAGCATCTGCAACGAATATTGCTTTTAATTCTGATTTTGGATTTTCAAGTTCGACTACAACTAATATTGCAACAATACCACAGTTTGGTGATAAGATTGCAGGGATTAAATCTGGTATTCCTGCTGCATCTACTCTTTCGGTAGAAAAGAAGGCAGATATTACTTTAGTTAGACCAAATGGATGTGAAAATAATTTAATTGGACAAATTACACAAGCAATACAGGACTTTATTGCAGTTACAAATGGACTTGATAGATATTTGCATACTTATATTGACCCAATTTTAAATGAAGTTGTAAATGTTGGAAATTTAGTAAAAAGAACGGCAAGTCAAGTTCTTGGAATTGTAAAGTTAATTATTAATAATTTAAGAGGTACAATTTTTAAATGTATTGCTTCGTTATTTCGTAAGTTGGTTGGATTGGTAGTTCCACCACCACAACAAACAATTGTTTTGGAAGCAATGAAGAAAATTTTGGATACAATATTTTGTATTCTTGAAAAACTTCCTGCTAGTCTTCTTAATTTTATTGAAAATATGCTTAGTGATTTGATTTCTCCAATAAATGCACCTGCTTGTGCTATAGAGCAATTAACTGCTGGTATTCTTTCTGAATTGATGAATGCTATTGAAGATGCACTTTCAAGTATTATGTCTGGAATTAGTTGGTTGACTAATGGATTGAGTTCAATTACTGGAATTCTAAATCAAGCAAGTTCATTAGCATCACAAATTTTAAGTTTTCTTGAATGTACTGGACTTGCTTGTAAAACTCCAAGTGTTTGGGCTGCTAAATTTGGACCAAATGAAAAGGAAGTAGACGATTGGCAAAAAATGGTCTCTAATGTGAATGTATTAAATGGATTAAGTAAAGATTTGGGTTCTATTGAAGCAGCAATTGGAGAAACCCCAATTTATGGTGGTTTAAATGGAAGACTCAATTCTTTGTTTAATACTTGTAATCAAAAAGTAACAAATCCAACAAATCAAAATGATATTATTCCATTACCTCCTGGAGTGAGATATCCAAATTGTATTCCGCCAATTGTAAGAATTGTTGGTGGTGATGGAATTGGTGCTAATGCAGTTCCGATTGTTGGTGCAAATGGTTCAATTTTTTCAGTTGAAGTATCTAATGGTGGATTTGGATATACAGTAGAACCAACTGTAATGATTGTAGATAATAGTGGATATGGGAATGGCGCAACAGCAAATGCAATTATTGAAAATGGAAAAGTTTCTTCAATTTATGTAACCAATTATGGTTTTGGTTATTGTCCTGGAAATTATAATGGTATTGGATCTCCTTCTCCTTCTTCTGGTATTGGATCTCCTTCTCCTTCTTCTGGTATTGGATCTACATCTCCTTCTTCTGGTATTGGATCTACATCTCCTTCTTCTGGTATTGGATCTACATCTCCTTCTTCAGTCAAACCATCTATAGTTTTAAAATTAACTTCTTCTAAGAAGAATATTATAGAAGGAGATAAATTTGATGTAATTCTTAATACAGAAAATGTAAATGATGGTACAAAATTTGATTATACGATTACTGGCATTCAAAGAAATGAAATTGATAAAGATTTGAAAGGATCTTTTGTGATTAATAACCGAACTTCTATCTTATCAATTCAAACAAAAAATAATCTTCTATATGATAAAGAACTTTTTACTTTAAAACTGAATGATTATAATAAATCTATTGACGTTTTATTTAATAAAAAACAAGTTACAAATAAAGATACACAGTATATTTTAACTACTTCTTCTGATTTCATTACAGAAGGGCAAAGTTTTGTGATTAAATTGCAAACTAAAAATATACCAGATAATACATTAGTTTCTTATTCTATTTCTGGAGTTAATTCAAGAGTATTAAATAATTCCCCTTTAGTCGGTTCATTTCAAGTTATACAAGGAAAGGCAGAGATTTCGATTAAAACATTTAAAGGTGTGATAGATAAAAATTCTATATTTAGATTAATACTTGATAATAAGAAAGCATCAGTTAGTGTATTAATAAAGGCGATAACAAAATCTACTCTACCACCAGGAATTAGAACTGATGTGAGTGGTTGTATTGAGAAAATAATAGTAATATCTCCTGGGTATGGTTATACAACTGGAGACAGAATTACTGATGGGAAAAATACATATACTCCAATTGTTTCTCCTGGTAGTGGTGCAATTGTAAATATATTACCACTTAATAGTCCAATTTGTGGTTTTACAGAACCTCCAGATCTCACTATAAATACAAGAACAGGTGTTAGTGCTCAAGTTATTCCACTTATGAAATATTATCCTTCATACGATACAATAGAACAACAAAAACTAACATCAATAGGAAGTACTTCGGTTATTGATTGTATATGAATAAGAGAAACCCATTTGCCAGACAGCTTCCAGGATTTAGATTTGAAGCAGGCACAGATAGTGCTAAAAACGGAAAAATAGATATTGCTTGTACAACAGATAAGGGACAAGGACTTATTATTTACGAAAATGGAAATTCTGATTTTGTTGTAAATAAAACTTCAAAAGAAGTTGTGGGACATAAAATTGCTGATGATAAAACACCAGCAAAAATAATTGATGCTCTAAATGGAGATATTCATTTGAGAGCAATCAATGGAACTATTATTCTTGAAGCAAAAAATATTCGTATTATTGGTATAGATGGTTCGGAAGGTGAAGTAACAATTCAGGGTTCTAAAATTGTTAAAATGAGTGCTCCAAATGTTGAAATGCAATCAAGTGGAGCTGCAACAATTGCAGCGGCACAAGGCGTAAATATTGCCGGTTCCTATACTGACATTCATGCTTCTACACAAACTACACTTTCGAGTGGTGTAGATGCAGATAGTTCTTCGATTTTGGGACAAATAATAGCAGCGATTAAAAAATTCAAAGATTTCTTCAAATCCATATGTAACTAATGGCTGATTTAACAATTGCGAATGTTGGGGAAAAATTAATTTGCGGGCAAGTTGATACTTCGTTTTTAACTGCAGGTGCTAAATTAACACCAGGAACTGCTGCATTAAATGGCCCAGTATATATTGGCGGAACATTACAGGCAGGAATAGCAAGAGCTGCTTGTATGATTGGTCCTCCAATAGGAGTATCAGTTCCTGCATCACTTGAAGTTACAGGCATTTCAAATCTTCTTGGACCGATTACCAATATAACTGGTATTACCAATAATCTTGGGATTTTTAATTGCTATGGTGCAGCATTTAAAAACGGCATAGATATGTCGAATGGATTAAAAGTAAATAATAGTTCTCATATTACAAATGGAGCAAAGGTAGTTAATGGTCCTTTAGTTGTAATGGGTATTTGTAATGTGGTGGGTATGTTTAGTGCTCTTGGCGGAGTTGCAGCACCATTTAAGTTATTTGATATTCCACATCCAACAAAGGAAAAACATAGGTTAAGGCACGGTTGTTTGGAAGGACCAGAAAATGGAGTTTATACTCGTGGTAGATTGATAAATTCGAATATAATTAATTTGCCTGATTATTGGACTGGATTAGTTGATGAGACATCAATTACAGTTCATTTGACTTCTTATATTTTACATCAAGAACTCTATGTAAAAAAGATAGAAAGTAATCAAATAAAAATACTAAACAACTCGGGTGGAAAAATAGATTGTAGTTATATTGTATATGCAACAAGAAAAGATATTTCAAAATTGATTGTCGAGTACGAAGGAGAATAGATATGACGAGAGAAACATTAATTATAAAATATGATGCGGAATTGAGTTTAATACAAAATCAAATTACAACAATTGGAGAGTTGAAGGAACCACTTCAGTCTTCGATCAATGAACTTGTATCACCAATCTCACAGTTGGATGAGAATATAGCGCAAGTTACAGTAAATATTAATAAAAAAATATATGATATTTCAATTCTTTCTGGAATTGCTAATAGTTGTGGTTGTGGTACTACATCTTCTTTTTATTATTATGAACAAGCAAAAGCACATCGTATTAATGCAGAGAGTACTTCATATTTTGGAACAAATCCATATTCCCCACTTGATGGAACAGATGGATCGACTGCACTTACTTCTGGAATTGGATCTACTTCTGTAGTTGTTGGTGCAGATAAGAGTTCAATATTAGAATTAGTTATCAATAATCCTGGATCTGGATTTATTTCTTCTACTTACTATGGAAAAGTTCTGAATGGTGGAGGAGGAAATGGAGCAAAGGCAGATGTGACTGTATCTTCTGGCGGAACAGTTTCGAGTGTAATTGTGAATAATGGTGGAAGTGGATATTCGGTAAATGATGTTCTTACGATTGCTACATTATCTGGAGCATCATTTAAAGTAACTGATGTTGGTTCTCCTATTTTGGGTACTGGAGTAGATACTTATATTGTTGCGAGTGTAGGAATTGGATCTACAGAGATTTATGAAATTAGTTCTAGTGAAACAAGTTCTTGTCCGACATCTTGTTCTACTTATGCTTCTCAAATAAGTACATTACGATCAGAGTTGAATACATTAAAATCTCAAAGAGATGGAATTATAGTTGGATCCAATTCTCTTAAAGTTGAAACTAAAAGGTCTTATACGCAAAGATATGGATACATATTTGCAGAAGGTGATTTAAATACAAGAAAAGGTGAGATAGATAATATAAAATCAGTTCTAAACAACTCAACATATAATCAATATTTCTCATGAGTATTCTTCTCCGAGACACTAGAACTGGTATAACTACATCTACAGATCTATTCGGAAATGCACTTGGTTTATATCTTCGTGAAAATCCAGATATTGTAAGAGTTGGTTTAGGGACAACTGCAAATTCTGATTATTATGTTTTATTGAATTCAAATGATATTGAATCTACACAACCAAATGTAAGTAATAATTTAAAATTTAATCCTTTTACTGGTGTTTTGAGTGGAGTAAATAGTATTTCTGGTTTTATTTCTAATACCGGAATAGCAACTTATGCAACTTCTAGTGGTATAGCAACTTATGCAACTTCTAGTGGTATAGCAACTTATGCAACTTCTAGTGGTATAGCAACTTATGCAACTTCTAGTGGTATAGCAACTTATGCAACAAGTTCTGGTATAGCAACTTATGCAACTTCTAGTGGTATAGCAACTTATGCAACTTCTAGTGGAATAGCAACAAATGTGACGACTAACGCAAACCTAACTGGACACATTACTTCTGTTGGAAATGCAGCAGTACTGGGTTCCTTTACGTCTGCTCAGTTAGCAACAGCACTCACTGATGAGACTGGTTCTGGTGCTAATGTATTTGCAACAAGTCCTACATTAGTTACTCCTGCATTAGGAACTCCAAGTTCTGGTGATCTTACTAATTGTACTAGTCTTAATGCATCACAACTTTCTTCTGGGACAATACCAGATGCTAGATTTCCTGC